ATCAAGGAGGGGGTGTCACTTTTTAGAGACCCCCCTCCCCTCTCAAGGATTAGAAAAATTTTTAAAAAATTTTTAAAGAATTTTCTGAGTCAAGTGAGTAAAATCTGATACTTTAAGTGCCAAGGGCATCAGAAAACTCAGTTATTCTTTATTAATTTTTTATGCATTCCAGAAAGATTGTACTTCACAATCTCATCAATAGCTCTTTCAATCTCTTTCTCATTGTCCAAGTCACTAAGACCATCTGCAGTCTTAGCAACACGAGCAAGAAGACCACAAGAATCGTAGCCTTTCTCTATGTCAAAAGCATACCATTCATCAAACTGTGTCTCAGGATCATATGGATTGTCCACAGTAGTTAAATAAACTGTTTTAGCCATTTATTCATTCTCCTTAGACTCATTTTCTTTTAAATATTTAGACACTGTAGATGTAGAAATTCCAAGAGCTTCAGAAATGTCATTAAGTGTATAACCTCTAGAAGCATAGTTATTAATTCTAGAAATTGTTGCACTATTTAAAGAATTATCGGACTTTGGAAGAGCCATTTGTTTTAAAGAATCTGAATCACAATTCTCTAAAATTCGTTTTAGCTTAGAAGAACTTATAGCACCTGCTTGTATAGCTTCCCATTCTTTGTCGGTAAATGTAATTTGCTCTTTCTTAGCTCCATATCTAGAACGGCCTTCTGCAAGAGCTTGGGTCTTAATCTTCTTTTTGTCATCAGAACTCATTTCAGGATTGTCCTTCTTTTTTGCAGACCAAACTACATTTGCATAAATTTGGGCTTGCCTTTCATAAGGTTTATTAAGAAGGGCCGTTCTGAGTTTGTTGTTTAATGATTCAACTTCATCAGAATATAATTCTTTTGCGGATTGACTTGTTTTAGAAGAAGGAGTATTGTAGGCCTCAAGTCTTGACTTATTTGCAAGAGCTTTCAATTTATTAGCATAAGTTGCATACTCAGTCTCTTTCTTTGTTCCAGACGAAAGCGTAAATGCGTCATCTGTAAGGCGCATCTTTTCAACAGATTGGGTTCTATAAACTTTCTTCCAAGATATAATATTGCCTTCTTTGTCTTTTATCGGCTTATTGTAAGAGGCACCAGTTTCAGAATATAATTTTTCGCCAGTCTTAGTATTTATCCTTGACTGTTTTCCAGTATTAGGATCAATACCAGTTTCTTTTCTAACCTTTATATGAGCTTCACCACTTGCTTGAGATATAAGTGTAGAAGCTCCCTTATTTGGACCGCCTTGATACTTTTCTTTAAGCTCTTTTATGCCGTTATCAATTTCAGACTGTTTATAATTAAGCTCATGCTTTTCAGCATCGATTACAACCATTGAATGCTTTACAGCTCTTACAAGCTCTTCTTTGGTTGCTCCTTTAAGGGTCATATCAGTTATGAGGTTGGAAATTTTACCCATTTCGGTCTGGGTATTTTTCTTTGTCATAACTTTCATTCCATCAACTTTTTTGTACTGCTCTTTAGGATTGAAATCCTTAAGACCTTCCAAAGCTGGAGTGGATATAATTTTCTGTCCCTTAATCGGAATAACGGTTACAGTATCACCATCGAAGTCTGCTCCAGAAAGTCTCTCAGCAACCTTAGGGCTTATACCAACAGCATCTATGCTTGTTTTATGAATAATCCTATTACCTTCACTAAGGTTATTGTTAACTGTAAGGACTGGAATTTCAAAAGTCCCACCATGTGGGTATCTTACAAGAGCTACCTTTTCTCCATTCTCATAAGTTGGAGCATAGATCTCATCGTCACTTACTGTAGTAAGCGGCAATATAACTTTTGAAGACTGCCTTGGAAGGCCAGCTGCTTTTAAATGTGTTGCTGCTGAATCGCATTCTTCGGCAAACTCGTCAAGAAGCTTAGCTCTAATCTCATTGTTTGGGATAGATATAATTTCCTTGTATTCGTCTTCTTTGTCTTTATAGGTTAGATCAAGCTGCTGCTTGATAAGGGCCATAGGCTGCTTAGAAAGAAACTGCGAAGACAAAGTCTTATTCCAAGTATTCCAATCTCCTTCTTCTCTTACAATATTGATTGCAGAAAGATGCTCCTCACCATCAGCACCAATATAATGTTTCTGGCCTATGATTTGCCCATCTTCCATTTTTAAAGAAGCACCAAACGGATTGTCTGGATCGCTCTTTAACGGTTTAAGAACAGTATTTCCTTTTGGGCCAAGTGCTGGAACATCAGAATGCTTGTTAGTGTTAAATATAATGTCAACGCCATCTGGCATATCATCAGAATAGATGGCCATACCTTTAAGATAATGGGTGCCATCTACTGCAATTCTTACCTGGGCATAGTTAGCATTACCAAGAGAAAGATCTTCTACATTTCTTCGAAGTTCTATAACGCCATCTTTAGCAGTTCCACCGTCATCAGCATACCGAATCATTATTCTACTAGAATCAACACTCTGAGGCGGCTCTATTCCTAAATATGATTTACCGCCATCTTCAGAATAGAATCCAACAACAGGCTGAATCTGGTCACGGTTTCTATATACATCTTTGTCATCATGGCCAGGAGGAGTAAGAACTGCTATTGTTGTATACTTTCCTGGAACCGCAGCCTGCTCAACCTGTATCTGATGAACTTCATAACCTTCTTCATCTACAAGCTTTTGAACAGCGGTCTTAAGTTTGGTATCGCTAATTCCTAAAATGCTTTCAGTTCCAGGTCCTATGTCAATATAATCTGACTTATCAAAGCACGCTTTTAAAACTTCAGCTGTGTTTTGAGTTATAAGAGCTCTAGATTCGACATCATCTTTCAAACGATTTCTTACATAGCTTTCGGATTTACCAATCTTTTCACCAATAGCAACATTGCTGTAGCCTTGAGCTTTTAGATCGCAAATATAAGAATACTCAGCAGCTAGAAGTGTATCTTTTGAATACGACTTCTTTGCTCTGAGCTCTCTTATTGTTATTCCCATTGCGGTTGCTATCTCTTTTTCTGTCATTCCTTGCTTTTCCATGTTCCTGACAGAAGTATAGAAATCATCCTCGTGTTGATACGGATTTTCACCTGAGCCCCATGGATAACGTCCTGAGTGCCTTGGAGTTCCATAGTGATATAATTCGTCAAACATTAATACTCACCATTTGCCTTATTAATCAAATCGTCGAACAATATAATTTTTTCCATTATTGGTTCGATATCCTCAACGGCTGGATTGCACACAAGGATGTCGTCATTTTGATAGATTCTTAGTTCTGCATCGATTTGAGAAGGTTTAATCCCATACTCGAGGCAAAATAAAGAAGCATAGATAAAAAGCTGATTCATAGATGCCGGTGTTCTTCCGGTCTTTAAATCATGGATTCTTAAAAAATGCTTCTTTTCGTCGAACGATATTGCATCGGCTGTTCCGAAGAAATTGTCCGAAAAATATAATATTTGTTCGGGGACCATTCTAAAGCCGATAGCATCATTGACATAAGAGTTAAAAGTCTTCTTGTTATTCGGAAGCTTAATCCTATGTTCAATCAGCTTTCTTGCTATGTCATGAAGCTCTGTCCCCTCTTCTTTAGCCTGAAGATTTTTATAAACTTCAATAAACTTCTTTTCGTCGTAGTTTATCCAGTGATAACCACTAGCACTAAAAGGAGCGTGCAATCCTCTAAGATTCGAATGCGTGTTGAAGTTCATTTAGTACCTCCTCCTTGTTTTCTGGGTAAATGAACCTTCCAAACGAATTCTTATCGGCATAAGAAATATAATACGGCTGGTTTGCCTGTTTTGCCGCATTAGAAGATTTCTTGCATTCAAGGAATGCCCATTTGTCTTTGTAAAGCACCGTAAGGTCCGGAATACCCTGAATATAATTTGGGTCGTTCTTCATTACGATGCAGCCTTTGAATCGCTTTTCTAATTCTTCGATTAGCTTTGCTTGAAAATCGCGTTCTAGTTTACCCATTTTTTGTATCCTCCAAATTAAAAAGAGATAGAACATGTCATTTAAAAACGATATTCTATCTCCTCATTAGAGGGCATGTTTTTTTTGCGAGGCTCATTGAGCCATTTAGTTTCATTAAAGGTCCGTTTTTCCTTTAATGCTTTAGCTATGCCCAAATCAATCGTAGATGCTGATCTGAAATGATAATAGTAAAGCTCCTTGAATGGAGTATTTGCTCTATCTATTCTTCCGGCTGCCTGTATCATAGTTCTATACGAATAGTTGTCTGAATAGAATATAATTGTGTCGGTTTCTATACAGTTCCAAGCCTCTGATCCAGAAGTGTATTGGACAAAGTAAACCCACCTATCTCCTTTAGGAACTGGCTCATGCTTATGCCCATTGTACTCAGCTTTAATTGTTCCGGTTTGGTACGGAAGGTGCCTTAGTATCTCAAGCTCAAAGTCATAGTTGTAAAATATAATAGCTTTAGGATGCTCATTCAAAAGCTTAAGTAGCTCTTCAGATCTTGTTTGATCAGAGTTTACAATCTTTCGCAAATAGGCTATAAGCTGACTGATGTTTTTAAACGGTTTTCCTGTTTCTGGATTCACCCTATTCTTATACACATCTCGATATATAATTCGATCATAACTTACATGGATTACTGTGTCATTTGGATGAGCCGGAGTATGATAGTCCATTTTTACAAGAATCTCATTTCTAAGCCTGATAAGCCTTCCTTCTTCCATATACCGAACTATCTTTGGAAATTTAGTGTAATAGCTATAAACAGCATGCCTTCTTAAAAACTCAGTTCTGTTCTTGTAATAGCCATTGGCTATGAAAACCGGAATATAATCTTCCCACTTATCGCCAGGAGTTGCAGAAAGAAGTATCCATTTATTCTTTTTTGTTATTTCAAGAAACGATTTAACCCATGCACCTTTTCCGACTACTCTTTGTTCATCAAATATAAAAAAAGCACCGTAGACTTTACGATACTTTTTAATGTTCTGCCATGAATCGATTACAACCTTTACTGAGTCTTTATAGTATGAATTTTCAGGATTTGGAGAGAGGAGAAACTTAGCAAGTTCCCCCTCCCATTCAAAGTCATCTCTTTTTCTTGCTGTTGTGATAATGTAAAGGTCTATAGGCTTTTTCATCGGAATATAATTCTTCCTTGGATCGCCTTTACACACATTACAAAAGTAATAAGCAATCGAAGTGATACTTTTACCAGATCCAACTCCTCCGTTTAAAATTGACCCGTTTCTAAGCTTTTTAAGAGCATCTATTTGATAGTCTCTAAGCTCAACAGCCATAATATAATTCCTTAAAACGGATAGTCATCCTCGTCATTTTCGAGCTCTTCGTACTTTTCTCTAAACGGGTCATCTTCAATAGTGACATACATAGTGTTAGCGTAAGCTTTAATGCCACTCTTTCCCTGAGCTTCCCAATGATAAGGATTAATTGTGATGTCGACATTCTTAATTTCTGCAGTATCAAGTACGCTGATATTAGCTTCATCAAGAAGTGTCGGCTTCTTACCTGCGACAAGGTAAATTTTAGGCGGCCTGTTAGAATACTTAACAGCAACCTGAATATAATAAGTCTTGTCGTCTTCCGGATCTCTTGGCCGAAGTTCCTTTACGTTCCATCCATCTTTTCTAAGTGTACTGGCTGTCTTCTCATCAAGTACAAGGCAGAAATTCCTATCGCCTTCTCTATTGAAATCTGTCTTTTTACCGGAGAAGTTTCTAAATATAATTCTTGCTCCCTCAATCTTTAAAATCTTGCTATCCTTTTCCATCTCTTCACCTTTCTATCTTTCTGCGAACCATTCGAAATCGCCATATTCAGAAATTGATGCTATAGCCTCATCGCAAAGATTTTCATAGTAACCTCTATCGATGTCTGCTTCTTTATGCTCTTTTCTTACCGTTTCAGCTTCAAGCCATCTGTATCCCTTAGAGCCAGTTGCTGCATTGTACTTACCGTCTTTTTCTCTAAGAAGTATTCCTCCGCCTTTTCCTTTCTTTATCGGGCAGAACGAGCCAGCCTTTCCAATAAACACATAATCGTGCTCATTTTCCTTAAGCCCCTCGTTCATGTCCAAATATAATGCAGAGGTAACTGTCTTTGTTTCACAAAGGTCTCTGAATTCAATCTGTTCTTTACTGAAAAGACTCTTAAAGACGTAAGGTACCTGGAACTGAGTTCCAGTAGCAGTCCATTCTCCTCCATGCTTTTTGCAGTCATCTGGAATATAATGATACTGCTCTTCAGCTTTTTCAGCTGTTTGATACTTAGCAATGTAAACTGCATCATTTACAAGGCACATCTTCTCATATGTTGCTTCATGCTCAAAGTTATAGCCATACTTATTACCGTATTCCATAACAAAGGATATAATTTCAGGTGTAGCATCTGGAATCTTAATAGAATCGGTTTTAATGTGTGCAACAGTAAAACCTCTTTCTTGCACTTCGTGCTTAAGATTTACCATAAAGAGAGCCCCTCTTTTAGCAACGATGTTATCGATGTTTCTTGGGTCTCTAAGTTTATTCTCAAACTTTGCAGCAGTAAGGCCATAAACTGAATTAATTGCTATCTTAAGAGCATATGCAAGGGCTTTTGCTTGGTCTTTATCTTCCAAATATGATTTAAGCTTTCCGCCAAACAGTTCTCCAGCTTTTTCATACTCTCCATGCTTAATATAAATTCTGGCTCTTACAAGTTCTTCAAAGTTTTGAGTGTAAGGCCCAAACACATTTAAAGCTATAGCACTTGATGGATGCATTGATGCAATATCAAGAAGAGCTACATTGGAATACATGCCAGGCTCTGAATACACATAGCCGCCTTCACCAACTTCTTCACCCATATAAGTAGAAACACCATGGTCATAAATATAACCAGGAAAGGTTTTGGAAAGGTCGGTATAGATGAATTTACTTTGAGGATTCTTATCAGATCCAACAATTAGCTTTGTTGTGCATGTATTTGTCGTGTCATTTACAGTAAGACCCGTAATAGCCGCAAGAATTTCTCTTGCCACAAAGTCTTCATGCCTTGCGTTAAATACTGCCTCGGTTGCGACAACGTCATTTACACAGTAATCAGCAACTGTTTCCCAAAGACTTTCATCAACTGGCTGATCCCAAGGAAGCCCAAGTTCTTGGTGATGAATATCAAGCTCAATTTCCCACTTCTTAAGAGACTGCTTTGTAGAACAAAAGTCATACACATCGGTATAAGAAAGATTGTATGCTTCTCCAAAGAAAGCATTCTTTGAGCCGTTTATTATTCTTTGGCTAAGCTCATAAAGCTGCTCATTTGTGTAACCAATAAGCCTAGCGTAAAGAATATGATTGTCGTATCTTCTGCAGTTAAAACCAACAAGCTTGTATTTAAGAAGGTCTTCTATCTGCTGAGAAGTTGGGTTGATAAGTTTAACTGGATCTTCTCCTTCAAACTTGTAAACTACAACAAATAGATTCTTAAATACTTCCACATCGTAAAAGCAAAGCTTATCATGAATATAATTCTCATTTCCAGGAGAAGGATCGTCAGACTTAAACTGCATCTTGGCCACAAGCTTAAGACACCTATCTGACTGGTTGGTGCTTCTTGCCGCAAAGCTTATTATCGATGGACGCATATCTGTCACATCATACTTAAGCCCTGAGCTGTAAGCATCATCAAGCAATTTGTAAATATAATTCACACTTGATGAAGTGTCTGGGTGTATCTCCTTTTTAAGATTTTTCTTGATAAGACTTCGAAGATGCTTTTCATTTTCAACAACTTCTTTGTTTATCACGTTTGTTTCCTCCTTAAGCGGAAGACCAGAGCTTATTGTTCTTATTGGCTGGTCATTGCATTTGGTAAGCTTTCTTCTTAAAGAGCTCTTACCTTGAAATACCTTAATCTCTATGTCTTTCGCATATAGCCTTTGAAGTTTAGTTACATCGCCATCGTAAATATAATGCAGATGAATCCCTTTTCCGCTCTTGGATGTTTCTGCATAAGTCAATGGAAATTTACTTGCCGCTTCTAAATTCTTTTCAAATGACTTTTCTCCATTCTCATCTTTTATGTCAAAGTCAATGACAATATGATTTTTAGGAACCCTTACATAGTGAAGCTTTGATGTATCTATATCCGACAGCACAGTTTCGACGCTCTCCCATTTAGCAATTGGTTTCTCATCACTAGTTGCATACTGGGCTTTATAGTCTTTAGCAAGTTCATCAAATTTCGACTTCTGCTTTTTTAAAAAAATATAATCCTTGCTGTCTTCATTTTTGGCGCTTGTTCCAGACTGGTATTCAAACTTTTCTTTTTTAAAGCCTGTATACACTTTTCTAAACGGAGTGCCATCAATAAATAGTCTTTCTTCGTAGTCCTTAAAATATACTTTAAGTTCATTCTTAAAAACTCTCATCGAGTAAGGGTACAAAACCTTTGCCTCATCACAGTAGACCTTATACATCTCCCATGCCTGTTTAAGAGTCACATAGTCTGCTGCTGCAAAGCTGTCATAAGAATCAAACACAAAATTGTAAAAGTCGTTTGATTCTCCAATCATTTCTGTTGGAATATAATCTTTGTAGTATTCTGGATCTTCTTCGTAAACCTTCTTACAATGATACGCAATAGCACCATATTCGAATTCGATCTTCTTCATGGTCGTTCTATAAACGGAAGGAGAAAGCTTATCGCCTGTTGGTGACACATTTATAAGCCTTCTTAAAATGCCGCTCTTAGAATCTGTGATTTTCACAGGCCTATTTGTTCCCATGATAAGAAAGGTATCAAACTTCGTAGAATATATTGGCCTATACTTTTCGTTAACTGTAAGAAGTTCATGCGATACCACAGAATTTAGTATCGTGTTATCCTCGATCCTTGAAAGGTCACCATCGTGCTGGATTCCAATCAAAGGATTGTCTTTTAAAGATTCCAAAGGAAATGATCCATTAGATCCAAGGGCTTTAGAATTAAACGTTGAATAATATCCAGGAAACATTCCCTGAATAATATTCATCACAGTTGATTTGCCTGTTCCGGTATCTCCATACATTACAAGAAACTTTTGTACTGTCTTAGAATCCCCTGTAACGATTGCTCCTATAGCCCATTCGATCTTTCTTCTTTCTTCTGGAGAATATAATACTGACATGAGCTTATCCCAGTTTTCAGTAGAGCCTTCCTTAAGTGGGTAGGAAAGCTTTCTGCTGGCATAAGACTGCCTATCAGTTTCGTCGTCTGAAAATATAATAGTCCTATCTAAAGGTTTATAGTTATCTCGCATCTGCTTTTGAACAAACTTGTGCCACTTATCGATGAGTCCATTAGAAGAATCTATTATTGACATAAATTCAACTGGATTGTCAAAGTCATCCTTCTTAGCCTCGAAAGCTTCTTTGACACTTTCATCGATGAGTCTTAAAGCTTCTTGTTCATCCGTAGACCAAAGCTTTTTCTTGTCATCCCAAATCGCATAAAAGTCCCCTCCTCTTACCATCAAATCTTTCGACTTGCAAATATAAAATTTGGGGTAGACTCCTATGACTTTTTTCTTAGCTTCTAAACCGATACGAACGAAATCTAGCATTCCATAAAAACCCTCCTTTCTGTCAGCAAAATATAAAATTTGTCAAAAACCAGTTTTCTCCTATTCTTTTTATATAATTAACTTTTTACTATAAAGAAAGGAAAAAAACTGACAAATTGACAAATAAACCCGCAAACCCTTGAAATTTCAACGAAAATTACTTGTCAGTTTTGGTTTTAAAACTGACAAATTTGTCAGTTTTTTTGACAAATTTTCGAAAATACTTTTTGCTCGACCTCATTTTTCGAAAACAAAACTGACAAATGGCCAAAATTGACAAATAAATTGACAAATAAAATTTGATTCTTTTTGCCTCATTTTACGTTAAAAATTCATCAATAAAGTAGTTCATTTGATACCAGATTTCGGTTTTTTGCATGTTGATTTTGGGATTGTTTGTGTAAAAAATGCTGCCCACTCCAGACCTTTTATAGTCCCTTTCAAGCCACTTTGAGATAATATAATTTGCTTCATTTTCATCAAAGTTTCCGTCCTTAAAATCCGACAAACCGATATTGTCTAGCATGATCCAAAACCACTTAGAAGTCCTATCCTCATAGTCTGGGTCATACATTATCTCGTTTTCGCATCTTATAGCTAGTGCAACAAGCATTTCAAGGACTGAGCAATACGGTGGAGCATCAAGTTCGTCAGAATATATGTTAAGCCTTTCCATATAGATGTACCTTTCTCTAAGGTCAAGGCCGTCTTCTATCCTATTTTCATCTCTACTCATCACAGCGTAAAACTCTGTGCGAAAAAGAAATAGGAGAAGCCGAATATAATCCGATGTCTTATGCTCCCCGTCTTCAATAATTGAGACCAGCCAGTAAAAATAGCTAGTCATTTTCCTCCTCTACCTCTATAAGTTCGAAATCTGCTGCAGCTCGTTCATTCCTGATAAATATCCTTCCGTCTTTGCCAAAAGAAGCATCATCCCAAGTATCGCCAAAGTTTCCAAGAAGGCCGGTTTCAAGAGGATCAAGCGGAATATCTTCTTCATCGCATACGATTCCCCTATCTGGATAGTAGAAAAGGCTTTCTTTAGAATGGTAAGGACATGTGTTTCGGTACTCTTCATCAGATATAATGTAAGGCTTCTCGGCAAGGCCCTCTTTTGGATAGGATCCGGCGTCCTCAACATCATCATTTTCATCTGGCTGCTCAGTTTCCTTTGCGGTTTCTTTTGCAATCTCACCTAAAGAATATCCAGAGTAGTTTATTATCTGCTTTGCTATTTGCTTCTTTTCGTCTCTATCTTTACTAAAACCAGGAACTTCCGGAAGCTTTATTTCAAGACTCTCTTCTTTAGCCTTTTTTAGCTTCTCATCTGCCTCTGCTACCCTCATGTCAGCAGCTTCTTCTCTTTTTCTTACGGCCTCTAGCATTTTGCTGATTTCTTCTTGAGCTTTTTTCTCTGATTCAGCTTTAAAATTCTCTTTAAAGAAGAAGTAGGAAAGGCCAAAGCCAGCTCCTACTCCTGCTGTAAATATAAGTATGTTTTTAATCATAGTTCCTCCTTAGAGCTTGGAGTCTGCTGCTCTTTCAAAGTCGTCTATTATTACACCGGAAACGTTAAAGTCGAGAAGAATAGAAGGTTCAAGGCCGTTTACAAAGTCTCTTTGGGCTTTTCTAAAGCCATCGTAAATTCCAAAATCAACGTATGGCGTCTTTGATTCTATCCAGCCAATAAGCTGTCCTTCTTTAGTCTTTGGAAAGCCAAGTGCATCGTACACTTCATTAAGGAACAAATATCCACGGCTATGGAGCTTATTGGTTGCTATCTCCTGAACGGCCTTAAGCTTTGTAAGGTTATTCTGAGGGTCTCTTTCCCAGTTTGGGTTGAACTCATCGAAAAACCTTGCATAAGGAGAATATTCATCTTCTTTGCTAAAGGCCTTAACCTTCTTTTTCTTTTCCTTTCCGTCCTCAGAAGTTTCAACAGTTTCTGCATCTTCCATAGGATGAAATATCTTTTCTTCTGCTTCTTCTCCTATAGCTTCTTTTACCCTCTCTCTATAAGCCTTTGTAGCAGCATCAAGAGAGTTGTAAGCAGAGATAAGAGCAGCATTTCTTCCCTTAATTACTGCATGAGAGGATATAATAAGCCCAATTCCTCCAACGTACATCGCAGCAGGAACACCATAAAGCTTAACGACATGCTTTACGCAGTCCTTATAGAATATAAAGCTGTCCTTTCCTCTTTCCTTTTTAGGATACTCTTCTATCGAAAGGGCTTCCTTCTTAGCCTCAAGAGCGTCCTTCTTCTCCTTCATAGCATCTACTGTCTTTTCAAGCTTCATAGAAGCCTTGCACGCAAGAACTGTTCCTGCAGTAACAGATATAATGCCGGCGGCAAGAGCAATTTCTGGTGCATGAGCCTTAAGTCTTAATGCTGCCATGCTTGCTGCTTTTGTGATGATCTCCTTATTCATTTTCTCCTCCTATAGTCTTAACAAGTTTTGCAAGAAGTTCATTAGCCTGATCGGCGCTCAGGCTATTCATGAGTATATTAGTAGATCCGATCTGGATGACGGTAGCTTTAAGCTTCCCGTCAACCCAGTCGAATATAATGTTAAAAACTTTTCTGTCGTTCATAATCTATATCGAACATGCTTATCTGAATGCCGTCATCAATAAGATGCCGCTTAGGGGCTTTTCTTGCTTTTTTCCCAGATGGAAATACTGCTTTGGCCGAAGTATTTTTTGTGTTCATAGAATCTATTCGCTCAAAAAGCCCCCGTTTACTCATCGATGAATAAACCGCAAGCACCTGATACCATGGCATTCTTGCAGCCCATTCAGGCGTGTATACTCGTCCTATCGCAGCTCTTTTTTCAGCAATTTCTCTAGATGGGATCTCTCTTGGTCTAAATAGGCTATGCATGTGGTATCCTCCTTATCTTGATCTTATGTCAGTAGCTCTTGGGAGGGATATAATGTAGCCGTCTCTTGTGGTTCTCACATAGGCAGCTGATACATTCCTCCAGCCATAATCGTTATCGGTGTAACCATTACCGATATACTTGTCGCCTGTGACGCCAGCTATGTCGTAAAAGTCTGCGATAGATGCCCTTCCGTATTTGTCGATGCATTCTGTAAGGGCCTCAAGTGCAAGCTCAGCGTCTTCATAGGTACTAAATATAATGTCCTCAGGGTCTCTAACCCTTGGAGCTCTATCTTCAAGTCTTTCTTTATCGTAGTAAGACCTGTAAGAAACTCTTGGCATGCTACTAGAAGGAGCAGATGCCCCTCTTTTCTTGCCGTAAAATATCATGTCGGTTACGTCCTTAATCGTTTTAACGATATTGTCACGTATTGCCGGGATGATGATGTCGGTTATGACATACTCTTTAACGTTGTCCAGGTCATCAGCCGCAAAAATATCAAGAAAACGTTTAAAGCCCGTCTTCTTTTTAACCTTGGCAGTGCCTTCTATTGCTTTCTTCTGCCTTTCTGGTTCCTTTGTTTCTTCCATTGTTTCCTCCTAAAATATAAATTTGCAAAAAAGAAAGAAGGCTGGTTAAGCCTTCTAACAAGCCCTTATTCGGCTACTGGTGCTGGCTCTGTCTTAACAAAGCCCATTCCATCATAGCCGTCTAAGATCTTCTTATCCTTCTCTTCAGCCTTCTTTTCTTTCTTTGCTTCCTTCTTCTTTTCGATGATTGTTCTAGTCTTAGTAACTACTTTCTTACCAATTTTGCATCCTGCTTCTTCGATTTTGTCACCTATTGCAACTCCTGTTGCCATCCCAACGTATTTTGCTGCCATTTTCAAAGCTTCCTTATCGGATACTTTTTCTGCAAGTTTAGCAACCATTTTGGGTGCATTCATTGCTCCAATATAACCGCCAACGAGTTCGCATGCTGCCTTTGTAATTAACATTTTTACTTCCTCCTGTAAATAATCCTCTTAATAGAATTAAGGTCTTCATTACAGGATGTGTAAATTTTGCGAATTACTGTAAACTATTCAGTAAGCTTTACTTCACTAGCATCAATTCTCTTTAGAAGTTCGTCATACTTTTCTTTTAAATCTTCAAACTCTCTTTTTGCGGCGACATCAAGCTCTTCTTTTGAGATGCTTCCGTCCTTATCAGTATCGGCAGCATCTTTTGCTTCTTCGTACTTTTTGCTAAGATCTTCCTTAGTTTTGGTGAATATCTTCTTAGCTTCGTCAAGGGCATTTTCGATCTGGGTAGATGCAAGAGCTCCAGCAGCACTTCCAAGTACGCTTGCACCAATAATTCTTACAGCCTTTCCAGCAAGCCCAACGTTTTCTGGCATAACTTTGACTGCAATATCATTTACAATTGCTCCAGCGCCAACTCCTGCTGCAATAGAAAGTCCGTTTTTAATAACTGTGTATGCGTCCATTTTGTATCCTCCTTAAAATATAAACCTACCTGCTAAGTTCTCTTTTTGCATTAAGCTCCATATCCTCATATGGATCTTCGAAATCGTATCTAGGCGGGAATGGATAGTCGATTGAAAAATATCTTTTTCCGCCTCTTGTCACTCTTTCCTGATAGGTAATGTCTATCCACCTATAGCCATATACCCCTTCTGAAATATCGCTCCATCCAATTACATCAGAGTATTTGGATGTTTTTAGTCCAAGAAATTCGAGGTATTCGGAAAGCGTTGCATAGCCCCTTAATATAAAGTTTCTGTTAAAGTGGTATGCGCATTCTTTAACAAATTCAGATGAGGCAAGGAAAAACTGCCTTGTATAGGTTTCAAAGTAGAGAGTATCTCCTGTTCCTGTATCGAAAATATCAAGGTCTTCTTGCTCTGCCTTGTCTGCAAGAGCTTCCATAAAAGAATCTCCTCTTTCCTCCCTTGCCTGAAGAACAGGAGCCATCCCAGCAATTACAGCAGAAAGAGCATTAGCCCTTTTTTCGCTGATAAGAATTGCTGAAGCAGTAAGTGCAAGAGCAGCTGTGCATGAAGCGGCAGCAGGAAGAGCCTTAGGAAGTGCAGTTTTAAATATAAATTCTGCTTTTTCTTTCTTTTCCATATACTCATACTGCTGCCTTCTTGCTTTGTCGCTAATTTCTGCCCCGGCTTTGGCCGAGTAGTAAGCAGTAGCGGCTATACATGCGCAGGCGCTAAGTCCTACTATGTAAGGAGCTTTGCTGTCAATAGCCTTTATTACTAATTCTTTGTTCATGTTTCCTCCAAGAAAAATATAAGGCCAGGTTTTTTATCCCAGCCTTACATTTAGCTACATTTTTGGTCTTAAGAATCCTAATAGGAATTTAGATCCGTTTTGCTTCCAGATTCTTTCAGCTATCTGTTCGTCCTTCAAACTGATAAGTCCGAGTGCAAGTATGCCTGCAACATAGATTCCTCCTTTACTAATATCAAGAATAGACCTTAAAACGTCAGCTCTTATCTGCTTTTTCCTAAGCTCGAATTCTTCTCTTGCCTTAACCTCGTTAAGACCTTGTTCTCTTTCAAGCCTTTCCCTTTCGATTTTAAGCTCTTCGTTTTTTCTTCTTATCTCGCATATCTTCTCGAATGATTCTATGCCGTCTTCATACTTTGTTCCTCTAAACGTTCCAGAATTTAGTTCGTCCAGCATTGAATTAATCAGAATATCCAACTTTTCACTATCCATAATTTTTCCTCCTTTAGATTAAAAATTTACCATTAGAGGATGTGTTATTTTTTCGATTTCTTTAGATAATGAATTTTAATGGTTCGGTATTCTCCGTCTTTTAGGTTAAGGGCTTCAGGGTCTTTATCTAATATAATAGTATAGACGTCCTTATCTTCCTGACTATCTATTGCCATGGTTCCAAGCTTTGGAGTGGCAACTACGACAGTAAGAGAGCCAAATAGAAACGCAAGGATCAGTCCTGAAATATAAAGTAGAATCTTAACCATCCTGCTCCTCCCAAAGGTCGTCGAATTCTGGTCTGTTTCTTAAAGTCCAAATGGCTCCAAGCATATTCCATATGAAAGCTCTATCATGGAATTCGTCTTCGTCGCCTCTTAAGTGCTTGATATAATGCCTTATTCCGGAATCTATATAGCAGTGAAGAGGGATTCCCTTTTCCCAGTTTCTATCGCTGTACTTCTTAGCACCTTCTTCGTAGTGCTTAGAAACGTCAAGAATAGCTGTGTAAATATCATCAGGCCCTATAAAGTCCACAATTGCATCATAAAGGAAGTTTGGATCTTTGGTCTGCATGAAAAAGCGAATATCCATAATGACTTCATCGCAATGAGATGGATCCTCCATTGCGTAGCCTAAAAGCTCAGATACTTCCTTTAAAGGGAGAAGGTCACATCTTCCTTTTCCTTCTGAAATATCACGAACTGCGCCAGATACGAATTCTCTTCTATTTCCGCTGTCTTTGATTACTCTTTGGGATTCGCCTTCTTCAGTCTTTTTCCTTGTTGCCATTTTCTTTCCATCCTTTTTCTACTGCCACTTCTTCTGCAAGAGGAAGAATATCACCATCGATAAATCCTGGAAGAGAGGTCTGCTTATTAAAGAAGATCGTTTCAACCCTTCCTTTATAGAGGGAGATCTGAAGAACGTAAATTTCGTACTTTGGAAATATAACGTCTTCATCTATCCAAATCGGTACTTCAAAAGAGATAAGGTTATCGTTTTCAAAACTTTTCCTATAGCCTTTTTCTTTGAAGTCGTTTAAAAGTTTTTCAGTTACGTTTCCCATTTAGTCAACTCCTAAAGCAGCAATTATTGCTGTAAGTACCTCGTTCAGATTCTTAGTTGTAAGTTCGATCATAATAAGTTCGTCGCGCATACAATTTACTGACATGTCTGGAATCGGAGCGGACGTCTCCTCTCGATCGTTTTTAACAAGAAACTCCATAATGCTCACGCATTTAGAGTATGCAAGGCTTACATTGTTATCGATTCTTTTTATGCGCCCTACTATTGATGTCTCAGCGCTATTGTCCTTTGAAGGAATATAAGCATCTTCAAAAGGCATAGTATCTGTGTAAGTGGGCGATCCATATGATGTAGCTGATTTTACTGGCATTTTTGTATCCTCCTAAAATATTTTCTATTTAACAGCATCTTCTGTTCCATGCTTCGATTGCTTCTTCTGCACCATTATGCTCTACGTGAACATTACCGGCATTATCCTGCCATATGTCGCTTTTAAAAGTTTTTGTGCGCATTCCGCATTTAGGACATTCCACATAAAAGCAATGCAGGATGTGTACTGGATTCGTTTTATAACCATCCGTTTCCTTTATGAGTTTTGCCTTTTCGCCGCAAAACGGACACAGCTTTAATTTACTCATCCTTACTCACCATCCCTTGTATTTACTTTCTATATTTGAACCAATCCTATTTTTTTAGCTATAAGCAATGTTACAGCTACTATTGCTATAGCTGTATTTAATATAAGTGAATAATCAAGCCAATCATTGTCCTTATACTTATCGCTTATGTCATTTATAGTAAAGATTAGAAGATCAAGACCAATTATTACAAAGGCTACAATAAGGATAATGCCAAGAAATGCAAAAATATCTTTCATAGCTTACTCCACCTCCATCTCCGCTACACAATTCGGACAGAAGTTATCTTTATCTTGATTAAAAGCTCCGCATTCTGAACAAGCGTAAAAGATACCAGCCGCATCTGACATCTTAATCCACTTTCCTTTCTTGTGCTCTGGCTGTGCTAATGGCACATTCGCAATTCTTGTGCAGCACGTCAATCGCGTCCTGTCTGTATATGGTGTCCTTATTCATTCTTCTGCTCCTAAAATATAAAGCAAAAAGAAAAGAGGAGATGTGCTCTCCTCTAATCCATTCTCTTAAGCTTCTGTTGCTGCTTCAGAAACTGCTTCTGCAACCGGTTCAACGGCTTCCTTAATTGCTTCAGCTGCATTTTCGGGCTTTGGAATATCTTTTCCGAGTTCCTTTACCGCAAAGAATCCTCCTGCGATAACAATTACTCCAAAAGCTACCTTTCCAACAACCTTCAAAATCTGTTCTGTCTTCATTTTAAGTTCCTCCTTATTTAACTTTTTGCTTTTAGCATTTTTCTTAGCGCTGCATAATAGCCCTTCATTACATTGCGTGTAAATTCTGCGAATTTTCTTCGCTTTTAAGAAAATCTGTAAAGAATATATCGGAGCATTCCGAGCACAAATCGATTCTCTTTTTAAGTCCTAAAATTTCTGCAAAATTCTCATCTTCTGCTATTAATGAAACCGGATAATCATTAATGATTTTCCCGCATCTATCGCATATAAAAACCTTAGCCATTGGTTCCTCCTAGAATATAAGCCTCTATCTTTTTTCTTGCCCAAGAAACAAGAGATTTAATATTGCCGCTAGATGGATCGAGCATCTTAACGTACCTAGAATCGTTAACCATCAGAATATACTTTTGCATACTTGCGCCTTTTGAAAAACCTCTAGAAAGGCTGACCTCAATCTCCATGTCTCTTGGTGCTATAAGATATGCGAGTCTTCTAAGGCTTCTTTCTTCTCTTGCTAAAGCTGCCCTGTCCATCTTTTCCTCCTTAATAAAAAGGAGGCCCTAGACTTTTCTAAGACCTCCTTTAAATATCTTCTTACTGATTAAATGCCCACCACTGAGGCTGAACATTGTATTCCAGTACTAGGCATGGCTCATCCTTATAGAGCTGGCTTGAGTAATCCATTTCAAGCATCTCTCTATTGCCATGGTTAAGATCCCATCCAAGGTCATCGCCCATTGAGATTGCGTCAAGTCCTAAAATATCATAGAACTCATTTAAAGACAGTGAGCCTTCAAAGGTAAGCCTTCTGTTAAATTCATTAACGGCTGCTCTTACCTTTTCGATGCTAGACCTAAAATATCTTCCCGATATAGAATCATAGCAAAGGTATTCTCCTCCTGCTGCGTATATAACTGAGTTTTGAGATGTATTGGCTATCTTATTTCTTGCAACCTCATCTCTGATCTCTTCTTCTTTCTTTTCGCCAACAGTCTTAAGAACTGCCTCTTTATACTCCTTCATCTTTCCATCAGAAAGAGTGTAAGCTGCGATTAAAGCCGCATTTCTTGCAAGGTTCACATGATTTGCTGCTATTGCGCATCCTGCAGAAACGGTTACAAGAACCACTGGCTTCCAATATCTTTTGGCTACAATGAGGATCTTCTTTTTAGTATTGTCCTCATCTGTTTTAAGAGCATCGAATTCTCTTACCGTCTTAACAGTTTCGTAAATGCTTGTGCCAACAGCGCCTGCACCTGCTGCCACGCTTACACCTGTCATGATGGATGGAGCATTCTTTGTTGCCCAATCAGATACCGGTTTAATTATTGCTTTCAGATCCATTTTCTCTCATCTCCTTACCAAGTTTCCAAGAAGCAAAAAGGAGCCCTGCTGAGGCTCCACCAAGAAATATAATGCACGCTTCTATGCTCGATAGATGCGGCATTACTTTGATTTGAACAGCTCCCTGAACAGGCAGTGTCCTTATAACTGCTTTTGACATGTCCGTTTCCTCCTTTATGTCAAAAAATAAAAAGAGCATTCTCTTCGCTCTCTATTATAGGATGTGCAATTTTTACGAGAAGAATTCGCCAAGTACAAAATTCTTGTAAGCAACGCTTACTCCAAAGGCCACTGCCATAGGGTCTATAAGATTTTGCACTTTTCTTGAAATATCAAATAGACTGTAAAAGTACTTAAGGCCGTACTTCTCCTGCGTAATTTCGATTTTGCAAATATCTTTATACTTATCGTACTTATACGTGATATTAGAATTTACAATCTTTCTTTTTAGAGATTCAATAACCCTTTCACAGTAGTCTTCAAATATCTTTTGCTGAGAGCCTTCTTCAAGATTAAGCTTCTTCGATGCTTCCTTTATCTGTTTCTTCCAGCTTTCTTGCTGCATCTTCTGCCTCCTTGATTTTACTGTTTAAATCGTCGATAAGACCCATAATATCGTCCATAGGAATTATTGATATAACTTTAGACTTGCCATCTTCTATAGCAAGAAGAAGATTTTTCTTAACAAGAAGCTTAAGAGTAAATTCTCTTTGCTCAACTGACTGGCCACTTTTACTATACTTACCCTTATAGCCATGCACTTTTCTTTCTAGTTCCATTACTTTTCCTTTCTATTTTTCCTAGATATAACGCTCATTATTTCGTTAGGCGTTTGAGTTACTTCTATGATTCTTTGATTGGACAGATCAATAATAGTTCCGCCTCTATCCTCATCCCATGTAAGGCTTATTATCTCGTCTGCGTTTACGAATGTCTCATAAGTATCATCTGGGAGATACACCTTATCATCAAATGCTGTGAGTTTAATAAACATCTTTTACCCCTTCTAATTTTGTTCCACATCTCATGCAGTAATGAAGATCATCTGAAAAGTCCAGTATCGCATCTGCATTCTTTGGCATAAAGTATTCCATTTTGCATACCGGACAAATATAAGACAGCTTCTTCATATCCCACCATAAAGGATGAGGCATTAACCTATTCGCATCTTCTTTTGAAATATCGACTATCATTTAGTCCTCCTTATAAGGATCAGAAAGTGAGAAATCGTACTTATCCGTTTTATCGGTTGTTCTAAAGTAGTTTCTTTTACCGTCCCCATAAAAGCTTACGTACTTTTTAGGAAGAGTCCTCCCATAGTCGTATCCGGTTTCTTTTTCTAAGGCATACCTTGTAAGGACGTCTTTTGCAATCTCAAGGCATTCCTCGTCGATTGGATGGGCTTTAGAATATCCATGAAACTGGTAGGGCTGGGTTACAACTCCTTTTACGCTTCCCGGGAATCTTTCGTCATCTACCCTATTAAGAATGCACCATGCGATAAGAGACTTATCGTACTTAGAAAGGCCTCTTCCTTCTCCCCAGATAGTTTTAGCAATATAAACTATATCATCCGCATCAACTTCAGGTTTTTTAATACTTGCATCCACAGGAGCAAAGGATGCATTTGTTCTAAAAGGAATTTCCTTTTGAATATCAATAGGAGTTTCCGCATATACCTTTGCTATTTCAAGTCTAAGGCATACAAATATAAAAGAAAAAAGCGCCAGGAATATTCCCAGCGCTGCAAAAAAGGTTTTGTATTTTTTCATAATTTATTCCTTTTCTATAGTGTAGCTATTAAACAAACTTTTTTCTAGTTCAAGATCTTTGTAATCTATAGTGATTCCATTCTCGTCTTGCGTTACAGAAACGAATTCAAACTCAGGCGGAATCCTTTCACATAGATCTAAAATTAGAAACACTGAATGGTACATGTATTTTAGAGCCTCAGTTTCCCTCTCGAAATGATGCTCAATTTTTCCAGTCTGAGTCGGAAAAATATCACCAGTGCCATCATGAGCCCTCACGTATTTACCAAATGTTTCAGTTACTTTAAACATTTGAAGCCTCCTTACGAATGATCACTTTCCTATAGCGTTTGTTACTGTTTAGAAATGCGAGAAAAGAATCAGCAGGAATTTGGTGATTTCTATCAATCTTTCCTGCTGAATACAGTTTCCCCTCCATGACCCATCTTAAAACTGTTCTATAAGGCACGTCAAGAAGGGATGCTATTTCATGGATTGTAAAATATCTATTTGGCATTTTTCCTCCTAATCTTTACATCTATATAAGTTATTTATATATAAAGTGTCCACTAGGTTCGAGACCAAGCATCTCCGCAAATTCAGCAATGTCTAGAGCATCAAGCTTCTCCTTTGTGAATAAAGGCCTGAGTTTTTCAGGAATAGTATCGAATCTTTCTTTTGCAATGCCGCAAAGAAAAGCGGTGTCAACATCTAGCTGTGTGTACTGTGACGCCTTAATGATGTTATTAAGCTTCATCCCGGCGACTCCTGCTATAGCTACCGATATAATTATTCCTCCCGCCATCATAAGATTTTCTAACATTTTCATTTCCTCCTGTTTTGGCAAATAAAAAAGGAATGGATGCTTTACCATTAAGCTAGTAGCATTTCTGCTACCGTGGATTCGAACCACGATCTTCCGCTCCTCACTCTATTATAGGACGTGCAATTTTTGCGAGTCAAAAAATATAACTGCGTGTTCAGTTTTCGCCTTCCCCATCCGTTTACATAGCAATCAGGATTCGAACCTGAACTCAAGGACCACGTTTTTCGTCCTTTGCGTGCCTACCGCTGCTATAAGAAGTCTCACTAGATATCTTCTCATTATAGGAGATGCAATTTTTGCGATACTAGATTACTACAGACTTTGCCTTTCTAAGTACTCTTTTACAATCCTTTCATTAAATCCAAAATATAAAAGAATTTTCTATAGCGATCATAGAACATGTTCCTTCCGCAGTAGATAAGTTCTTTAGCGGCCATCTCATCAAACGAAATCCCTTCTGTAACAGATCTAAATATAAAAGGTGCAAGATAAGGATCCGCTTCTTTTGATGCAGTCTCTATCAGCTTCATTGCATTTGATAGTTCTGCAAGGTAGCTTGCTGTATCTCCTGTTGGATCGGAAAACTCGTCTTCTGAGCTTCTAAGAGCGATAGTTTTTTCGACCACTAAATATCTTTTCTTAAAATCCTTGTACTGAAGGCAAAAGTGCCTTAGTTCTAAAAAGCGGTGACGAGAGATTCTATACGGGTTTTTACTCGAGAGACTTGACTGAATGTTCATCTAGCTCCTCCTCTAAAACCATGTAGAAAATATCACAGGCCTTTGTCCCTGCATCAACCCTGCAGCCTGACTTTTCGCATTTGACGTTTTTCCTTCTCCTATCTTCTGGCAGTTTAAAATACGGGCAGTCCTGGCAGTAGTAGCCGTTGCCTTCTAGCTCGTACTTATCAGATAGACTCTCCGGAATAGCCTCGGACACAAAATATCTTACGGTTGCACAAAAGCCCATAGAGTCAAAAAATTTTACAACAGGTTCTTTTCCCGAGGCTGCAGCCCTAAGAAAAATATCATTCATCTTAAGATCAAAGACTTCAGGAGAATCTGCTTTTACCGTCTCCTGGCGGTACCCTCTCACGTATTTCATAAAAATAGAGCTCCTTTCTAAAGAACGATTTTTACTTTAAAAAGAAGCTCTACTTATTGCAATGATGCTTTTTTGTTACATTTTAGGAATAGTTGAGTTCTTTTTAAAGCAAGTCCAGAATACTCCATTTTTTCCTAAAATGCAAGAAATTTTGAGCCTCTCACAGCCGTTTTAAGCCTGGCTTTTTATGTGGGTGGATATATTATACCTTGAAAAATAAAGCTGTTTACGACATTCCAGCTGTTACTTTAACCATTAATTTATACGTTACACCCGCATCCTTATGCTGATGGCTATACCATGACTCGGCTAAAACAATTATCTTTTTCTCATAGGAATTGTATACGGTTTGAGTTCTATTAATACTGATAGCTTTATTCCCATTCTCAGGGCCACGAATGGTAACACCTAACGAACAAACTATGCAGCCGCTACTATCTTTTCCTCTAAAAATATAAACAGCACCATTTTCTATTTCGCTTATTGCGCTTTCTATATCGAAATTATCTGGAAGGCTAAAGTCATCTCCTGCAGCAGTCATATTAACTACTTTAATATTAGAGCTTCCACTTTCGCCCCCATCTGCAAATATAAATTCACCGACATCATTTATTGCTACAGGTGCCTTCCATATTTCTTCGTCCTCATTTTCAACTATAACTCCTTTCGAAAACAGATCGAAAAGCTCGTCTCTTTCTATTGGAGTTCCGTCATCATGTTCGTAGCCGTCTTCGGTTTCATAGATCACAACCTTAGCAACGTTCTTATCCTTGGCATCGTCAAATATCTTAGTCTTTTCAGTAGCCTTCTTTGCTACTTCAACACCGTTTGTTTCTTTTATGTTCATTTACTTAATCCTTACTTTCTGTCCAACATAGATCCAGAATACTCCATTTTTTCCTAAAATGCAAGAAATTTTGAGCCTCTCACAGCCGTTTTAAGCGACTTTTTTAAGGTGGGTGGATATATTATACCTTGAAAAATAAAGCTGTTTTTACGATTTACGTTAATCAGTAGGTTGGGAATGCAAAATATCCAACACCTTCATTCTCGTGATATGTAGCAGCTGAATATTTAACATAATCAGTGCTTCCGGATTTCTCAGTAACTACAACTACTTTCGCTGAAGCTTCTCCTTCAATAACCTCGTATCTAAAAATCGCCTGATCTATAGAATGGTTACCGGATACAAGAAAAGGAACTATGATTTTCCCATTCTCTAAAATGCCTGTGACAATGTCATTTAATAGCATACCTGTTGGCATCTTAAAACCGTCTATTTCAGAATCATATGTAAGAATAAGAGGAACCACGTTAGAAGAACTTCCGCTTTCTCCTCCAAATATAAATTCACCATTTTCATCAAGGCCATTTGGGGTCACCCTGCTGCCATCTTCCTTATGGATTATTACGCCCTTTTCAAAGAGGTTTGGATATGCAGCAGCGGGTACTTCCTTTGTAAGACCACTATCAAAGTAGAACTTGTCATCGCCTCCATCAAATATAACGGAAGCTGCAACATTCTTATCTTCTGCGTCATTAAAAACTTTTTCTTTGTTTACCCCTTTGCCGGAATATATAATTCCGTTGCTTCCGTTTTCGTTTCTGATGTTGATCATTTACTTAATCCTCACTTTCTGTCCAACATAGATAAGGTTAACATTTTGTATCTGGTTAAGCTCGGCAAGATGTTTTACTGTTACGCCATACTTTTTAGCTATAGCAGAAAGTGTATCGCCTTTTCTAACCGTATGATATGTGCCTTTAACAAGCTCAGCAGGAGGATAAGAAATATAAGGAAGCTTGCCATGCTTTGCCCACTTCCTTCCAGGAAACTTTCCGTTTGTGTTAATATTTCTTACTTCTGTTATCTGAACCTTATTCTTCCAAGCAGGAGTTGCCTCTACCGCAAGGCCGTCTCCAATATAAATACCGCAGTGACCATTGCTGTAATAAAGAAATTCTCCAGGCACTATATTGCTAAAATCTGCCGAAACGTCCGTACAAGACTTAATAGCTGATGCTATGGTAAAATCTGGTACGCCGTTTCCCTGGTATTTAGCACCGCCGTAAATAGCTTTTTCGTTTCCATTCCAGCCCCAAAGAATGCCCTTGATAAGGCAAACGCAGTCAAAGAAGAACGTATCTTTAGAAGCTGCGAAAATATCTTTTTTAACCTTTTCGCTGTGGTTATAGGGAAGGTTTGGATTTTCAGTTACTCTCTTCTTCATAGAAGGAGTTGCAGGAGCTCCAAAACCTCCCTGGACGTAGAGAGTTTTGTAATTTTCTGCGATACTTTTTGCAATATCTACAAACTCACTACTGCTCATTACTGGGATTATCATCCGCTTCCTCCTCGTACGGAATAAAGCCGTCGTAAATATCTTTTAAGTCTTCCTTGCAGTATTCCTGATGAGCTTCTCTATTTAGATCAAATACAGCCGATTCAATGTAAGAATCGATTGTTGCATTCCATTCATAGCCCATATCTTTTAGAGCTTCAATTACATACTTCTTTCTAAGGCTTCCATCCTCGTCCTTACCATAAAGCACCTGCTCGGCTGCCCTTACAAGTTCATAAATGAGTGCAATAAGCTTATCGGTTTCCTGCTCACCTATCTTCTTGCTCAGCCATTCCTGAAGCTTTGGAACGATAAGGACGGTAAAGAGGATAAGAATCACTTTAAGAATAAAGTCTACAATAAGGTTAATGTCGATGTTCATATCTATTCTCCAAATATCTTAAGTTCTCCAAGAGTTATAGGACCTGCGATTCCATCTTTTTCAAGGCCTCTTTCTTTTTGGAACTGGATTGTTCTAGTTCTAGTGTCTCCTCCAAATATCCCGTCAGCTGTTATGCTTCCAAGAGCTATCTGGTAGATGATAACGTCCGGTCCCACGCATCCGTATTTAAGAGTCCTTTTAATTTTGGCGCAAGGCTTCAGTTTAGCAAGAAAAGCACTTGTGACTGACCTGCCGTTTTTTCCTTCTCTTTGAGGAGCGTAGAGGTTATCAGAAAGCGCTGAGTAAACCCCTGTGCTTCCTCCTCCGTCCTCTTCGAAAAGGTAAATGATATGCGTTCTATAAATAGTTAGCATATCTCTTAAGACAAGTACTGCAAGCTGATCCTGAAGGTAGCCCTTTTTAGATTTTACTGTAAATATCTTTCCATCAGTTGTGACGCCAAAAAGAGAATGGGACGATCGATTCCTTTTTTCAGGAATATAAATCTTATCCGACTCAATAAGAGGCATCTTTTCCTTCTTCTCATTAGCACACCATCCAGATACTCTATCGCCATTTGGAAGAGTTATAAGATGACTGGTGCTTGCCTCCCCTTTTCCGCATAAAGTCCCATCAACGTAAAGAGTTTGAAGAGTGTAAAGCGGAAAATATCTTGCTGATGCAAAGTTAAAAAAGCAAAGGTTTGAGGCGATATCTGCTCCTCCTTCTTTAGCCCAGTTTTTAAGAGGCTGGACTTTTTTAGGAAGAACGTCATAAGGAGTCCCAGCAAACTTCATATCCCAAGCCTTTGGATCGAAAAGCTGAATGATATAAGCCATGTTATTCTTCACCTAAATATGTAATGTCTACTTTAATGCCTGAAATATCAGAAATCGCAGAAATAGTGTTATTGCCCTGTACAGTCTTAAGAGGCTGAGGCGTTACTGTTTCCGTCTCTTCCTCTGCCAGCGGGTACATGACGATGACAGGAGTGCCAGCTGCGTACTGGGCTGCAAGCCATGCCTTAAAGTCAGCGGTTGTTTCCTGACTTGGGAAAGCAGCAAGATATGGGCCAACAACGACACGCCATTTATTGCTGTCCTTAGTTGCCGAGGTAGACCATTCTCCGTGTGTAACAATCAGTGGTGCAGAGGACTGGTTGAGCATATCAGTAACTCTTGTGATGACCTGTCCGGTCGTTGCGTTCTTTGCGCCCCAGGTCTCTGTCCCGTCAAGCACCTTAATCCCGACACGTCTTGTGATAACTCCTGTTATGATGTCCTGCGTATCGGCATAGTCACCTACTTGATAGAGGTTCTGTACAGAAGCGGTCTGCTGATTGTGGTATGGCTCGTAAGGCGTATCCTCTGTTAGAGGTGAAACAGATAATATAAAGTCTGACCACTGGTCTGCTATTGGAGCCGCACTGCTCTGATTTCGTCCGAAGCACACGCAAAGCCATTTAGCTGTTGCGCCTGTCGTTGCTGAATAGACTTCATTGATTTCACCAATAACGGGATTCTGCTTAATCCATTTGCCTTCCACGCCGACAGCAACCTCGTCTTCGTCAACAGTAAATGCACGAACACCGCCTACCAAACTGCAATGTTTCCAGTAATATGTAGTGTTCGGAGTGCATCGCATAACGAAAGTGCGGTTTGAACCAGCCGCCGCAACCTTGCCTGAAGTGATGAACAGCCCTTCTTCCCATGCGGTATCGTTGTAAAAGAGATTGAGGCCGACCACGGAAAGAACTTCTGGAGTACCTTCTGCGATGATGCCCTCGGTGTAAGGCTCATACGGCAGAGCAGTCGAACCTTCGTTGAGCATCCAGTCAATGCCGGTCACATCGCCCATGCTCAGCGCTGCGCGAATAGGATTTGAGCCGATAAGAATATATGCCGTATCCGCTCTTGTGGTGATTGTCATACTTGCATGTTTCTCGCTTGAACTACCATCCAGTGTGCGCTGTAAAAAGCTCTTGTTGCTGTCGTATTCCATGATTGACGAATAATAGACAGGCTCACTTGCAGATAGTGTGTAAGCAGTGTTCGGCTTGACTGGGATGAACTTCGTGTTATAAAAATTTTGAGTGTTTGAAGTTTCCGCACCACTGTCGTTAATGTAATAGCGGAGGCGGATGTTCCCCTCTGCCATATCAAGCAGATTTGTTCCGCTTACTCCCCACTTTATCGCCCCATTATTGCAGTAAATATCAATGGGCGCAGATGGCGTTGGAGTTCCTTCCTGCTCAGTCTTTCCATGCTGGATAAGAGATATAATATTGCTGGCAAGAGCCGTAAAGCTAAGAGGAAGAGTCCCAGATAGAGTCTTTATTACTCCTTCTGCACTCTCTTTAAATCTTTTTAAGAAGATAAGCTTTTTTGCTATAGAAAGTTTACTAAACATAGCAGACCTCCTTAGTCCTTAAGACTAAACTGCTTTACCCATTCTCCTGTATCTCCATTAAACAGATAAATATTACCAGTATCTACTTCTACGAAAATGGAACCGGTTGCGATGGTCATAACTGGCTTTGTTTCCGTGCTAGTTCCATAAATTTCTTCAAGATGGATTACGTGCGAAAGCTTACCTTTTTTATAAGGTCCAAAAGTTTTTACTATTACCTGTGTCATCTTAAAGCCTTCTTTTCTTTTAAATAATTAACTTTTTCTTTAACGTATGAATTTCCGTTATTTGCAATATAATGGTCGTATTGCTCATGGAAACGCTCGATTTCTATCTCGTCCTTAGGCTCGCCTCTTTCTACTTCAGCAAGGAAGGTAACAAGATAGTTTTTACAGTTTTCCATGTCCACATCTTTGATCTTCTGCAAAATATCATTTTGCGTTTTTTCTATTTCTTTAAAGCGCTTGTCAAATACGCTTTCAAGGCCTTCTTTAATCGTTTTTCTAAGAGACCTCACGGCGCTAACAAGCGCCAAAACAAAAGCCAGGGCAACTGCAAGCTGCCCCAGCGTTATCTGTTCAATGTCTGGCAAAGTTGTTCCTTTCTAATCTAAAGTGGATTTTGAATATGCTGCTGTTTTTGACTGTCTAGATACAGCGACAAATATCCCATTACCCCAGCAAACTGAGGACCATTTCTGCGAATAAGGTAGCGCTACCTCAGTCCATGTAATACCATCATAGCTATATGCGGCTATATTAGATTCACTTGCAACCACAACAAACTTTCCGTTACCCCAGCAAACTGACTGCCAATTTCTTGAAGCAGAAGAAATGGCTGTTTCCGTCCAAGTATAGCTGTTTCCATCAGCGCTATGTGCTGCTATATTAGTTCCAACGACGACAAACTTTCCGTTACCCCAGCAAATTGATGTCCAAGGACGCGGGGCAAGGGAAGAAGAATTATACATATTTATCGCCGACCAACTAGTTCCATTAATGCTTCTAGCTACAAGATTGTAGAGATTTGCAGCTGCTATAAACTTTCCATTACCCCAAGCAACAGAATACCAATTTCTATTTGTACTTGTAATAGTCGTTTCGGTCCAGGTGATTCCATCGGTGCTATAGGCTGCTATACTAACTCCAACGGCAACAAATTTACCATTACCCCAACAAACTGACTTCCAATTTCTTGAAGTAGAAGAAATGGTCGTTTCCGTCCAGTGAATACCGTCTTCGCTGTAAGCGGCAATATTCGATAATCCTGCTACAGCAACAAACTTTCCGTTACCCCAGCAAACTGATGCCCAGCTTCTTGCGGTAGAAGAAATGGCTGTTTCCGTCCATGTAATGCCGTCATAGCTATAAGCTGCTTTAGTATATAATTCAGCTACTGCCACAAACTTTCCATTGCCCCAGCAAACTGAGGACCAGTTTCTATCTGTGCTTGAAATGGTTGTTTCAGCCCAGGTTTTTCCGTTTGGGGCGCCTGCTTCAATTAGCTCTATCTTGTCCGGGAAATCATCAGCAGCTATAGGGTCTGTTGTTCCAAGTTTTCCTCTTATTGCGTCCGCAATATTTTTAAATAGTCCTGCCATGATTTAACCCTCTGATGTTTTGGAATAAATTGCAGTTTTGTGCAAAGTCATACTTGCCGTACTGCCGGAAACGGAAACAAACTTTCCATTACCCCAGCAAACTGACCGCCAGTATCTTTTAGTGCTTGAAATGGTCGTTTCAGTCCAGGTAATGCCATCTTTGCTGTAAGCTGCAATATTTGAATTAGATGAAACCGCAACAAACTTTCCGTTACCCCAACAAACTGAGGACCAGTTTCTATCGGTACTTGAAATAGTCGTTTCAGTCCAGTGAATACCGTCTTCGCTATAAGCTGCAATATTTGAATTGGCCGTTACTGCAACAAACTTTCCATTGCCCCAGCAAACTGAGATCCAATTTCTATTGGTACTTGAAATGGTCGTTTCAGTCCAGTGAATACCGTCTTCGCTATAAGCTGCAACATTTGAATTATATGTTACGGTGACAAACTTTCCGTTGCCCCAGCAAATTGAGGCCCGGCGTACGTTTGACGATGATATAGTTGCTGTTAGCCATACCGTACCATTAATGCTATAGCCCTCTTTATTCGAAAAATCTGCAACTGCAACAAACGTTCCATTACCCCAACAAACTGACTGCCAGTATCTGCTGGCATCTGAACTAGAAAAAGTTACTTCAGTCCAAGTAATGCCATCTTCACTATAAGCTACAATATTTGAATTGTATGTTAATGCAACAAATTTACCATTACCCCAAGTAACAGAATTCCAATCTCTTGCAGTGTCAGAAATGGTCGTTTCAGTCCAAGTAATACCATCTTCGCTGTAAAGGGCGACATTAGATGATCTTGCCACAGCAACAAATTTTCCGTTACCCCAGCACACACTTGTATAATATCTGCCAGTAGAAGAAATGGTAACCTCCGTCCACTTCTTCCCATCAGGATAAGTGGACGGAATATTTGAAATCCTAGAAGGAAAATCAGACGGGGCAATTTGGCTGGTTGTCCCGTCTTTTGCCCTGATCTTAGCTGCTATGGCAGAAAACAGTGCCGGTAGCGTTGAGTATTTATTTGCCATAGCTGGTCTCCTTTAAATATCAATACGTTGCGGCTATTGCCGCTGCTATTGCGCTATCTATTGCAGCCTTAACAAAAGCTGTTGTTGCTATCTGGGTACTATTTGTTCCTGCAGCTGCAGTTGGGGCAGTTGGGGTTCCGCTAAGAGTTGCTCCTCCTGAGTAGCTTTTTGCCGTAAGAACACCATTTGTTACATACACCTCATTGTCAGAATATGTCTGAGGATTTGCAGCCTGAGACGGAGCGCCAATTAAGAATATCTTTGTGCTGGTATCTGTGGCCCCTGCTGTGTTTTTAGTATCCAAAATTACATCATAAACATAAGTCCAAGTACCTGCGCCATTTAGGTAGTAGTCAGTGTCATTAGGAAATGGATCGCTAAGAAGTACATCACCAGAAGCATCATAAATTACTACGTTAGCTTCTTCTGTAGTTTGGTAAGGAACAGGAAGTGCTCCAACCATAGCAGCTGTATAGTCTCCTGATTGAGGCGTAACTGCTCCACTTCTTCCTTTAAAGGAAGAAACTCCTGCCACGGCTCCTTCTGCCTGGTGAGCCCAGTATTCTGCGTTTTCTTCAGACTCAGCAGCGTTGGCTTCGGATGTTGCTGCAGCGCTTGCAGAATTTGCAGCAGCTGTCTGAGATGCTGCGGCCTGGCTCGCGCTAAATTCAGCATCGAGCTTTGCTGCGTTGGCGTTTACCTCATGGCTCATTGCCTGAGATGCCTTAGTTGTTGCCGTCTGAGCGGAAGTTGAGGCAGAACTTGCTGAATCTGCTGCTTCAGATGCTTTAGTAGTTGCCGTCTGAGCTGAAGTTGAGGCCGAGCTTGCTGAATTTGCAGCTTCCGAAGCTTTAGCAGTTGCTGTTTGAGCGGAAGTTGAAGCAGAACTTGCTGAAGATGCGGCATTGCTAGCAGAAGTAGATGCCTCTGATGCCTTAGTTGATGCGGTCTGAGCTGAGCTTGAGGCTTCAGATGCCTTAGTAGTTGCAGTCTGGGCTGAGCTTGATGCTTCCGAAGCTTTAGCAGTTGCTGTTTGAGCGGAAGCCGAAGCGGATTCAGCTGCATCTATTGCCGACTGCACGTATTCAGATACTCTTGCCTCACCTGCATCTTCTGCGTAAGTTTTAAGGATGGAGCCTGCAAGCTTTTTTGCCGTTCCACCTTGCTCTAGCACAAATAGGTCAGAGCCTGTGATGGCAGAAGCAGCAGGAAGAGCGCTTACTGACTTATCTGCCATCTTCTTTCTCCTTATTTACAGTATCCCTAAAATATCTTAGGTCGTTTAGTTCTTTTGAAGCACTCTCAATATTTTCGTAAATATCTTTTACAGCCATTCTTGCACTTGCCATGCTAATTACAGAGTCTCCAGAAACCATAATGCTTGCAAGTGTCTGGTCAAGTGCTTCGATTTTCTTAAGAATTCTATCCATTTTGAAATTTTGCTCCTAACTTGGTTTCCAGGTTGAACCATCGTAAATTTTTGCAGTTGCTTTTTTCCATGTGCTTCCGTTATAAACATATGGCTGTGCAGGCCTCCATGTCGAACCATCATATACCCAAACGCCTATCGGCATTGCATCCGTTGCCGCTGAATCGGAATAGCTTTCAGCATGTGCACTATCTACGCATGTGATGTTATATACGGTGTCTGCAATCAGTCCAGTAAAATCAATAACAATGTTCGACGTAGATCCTGCAGACACGGTTCTGGTTACAGTCTGTGACCAAGATTCAGAAGCCTGCTGGATTGTTATGGTATAAGTTCTGTCATAGGTTCTAGAAGATATATTGGAAAGAGTCGCTCTAATTGAATGATAGCCAGTTGACACCGCATTAAATACAGCAGGTGTATATCCACCACTTACGACAATGTTTCTTGCAATGTCAGTTCTTACTACAGAGTAATCAGTAGTGTTATAGACATAGGTATAAACATCATAAGTTCCATTCTGCAGGTCACTAAACGATACGGAATCGTTTTGCGTTCCGGGAACTATGGTTTTTGATCTTTGTGCAATAGGTTCTTTTCCCATGCTCCAAGGACTTGTGTGAAGTTCGTACCATATTTCTCGTGTATAACTTACTGACTGAAAATTGCTCCAGCTAGCAGTTATCGTACTCCCGGAAGAAGATGCCGAAAATGTAGCTTCCGGAGCTGGATGCTCATCAGTTGTATAAGTTCCTGCAACATAGTCTTGTGTTACTCCATTTTCATCGTAAGCAACACCTGCAATTCTGTAGCTTGTCCCTTCGGCTAGTCCAGAAAACGTGTACGAAGTAGAACTTGTTCCAAAACTACTTTCGCCTGTTGAAATTTCATAGTCAAAGGTCCAGCCAGAGCCTGCTCCAGAATATCTTATAGTTATAGAGGTATACGATGTTGATACACTAAATCCCATAATATGCCTCCATTTAATTGATCATGAAATATATTTGCCCGGCTTCTGGCGGAATAATTCCTGCCGCATTAAACACAGTATCCGGGCTTGCAGTCCCCCATAAAACATTATACGTTGCACCACCATCATCCATGACTAGGCCATAACGAGAATCTAAATAAACCGTGTAGTCACTATGAATTGTTACATTGTCATATCCATGAATATCAAGCCCAGAACCAGTATGCTCAATGTATGCACCAAATCCGGTTGTTGTATCAGGAGGAAAAGCAAGCCTAGCTGCAGAACCAGCCACACCCAGCGTTAAATAATTATTAACCTGACTAATATTCGTCGCTATCCTATCCGCTGAAATCGTTCCGGTTGTAATATTTGCCCCATTGATTGTGGTAGAGCCTGCAGTAGAAAGGTCAGTAAAAGTTACAACTCCGCTAAACGAAATGTTAGCAGATGAAAGGGTAGCCTCTCCAGCTCTTAAAGTTAAAGTTGAACTATCTGACCCGTTTGTTGCAGAAAGAGTTATCTGAGAAATATCTTGCTGGATAAGAGTCTCAGCATCGTCATAGGTTATCCTTGCTTCAATAAGGTTTTGCTGGACTTTCAGGCTAGTTTTAAGCTGGGAAAGGGTTCTTGTAAGAGTCCTTGTTGACTTTGGAACGACCTTAAACTCTTCATCTTCTTCGTCGTTTTTCTTTGCGGCGATATCAGATGTTAGAAGCAGGCCGTAGTCCTGGTTTAATGAAAATATCCCGCTGTAAAGCGTTCCAGCAGTAAGACTGTCACCGATTTCAGCAGCAGGATTAAGAAGGCCGTTTGTAAGCTCAAATGGCTGGTATCTAAAACCTCTGATAGAACTAAGAATAGCCTCTGCCATAGCCTGCGTCCCATAAGGGTTTTGTATTTCAAGAGTTGCTCCTGTATCATCGCCAGCCACATAAGTAATATCTTCATCGTCCTCATTCCTATCACCTGTGATGATAACGACCTTAGAGTAAGGACTAGATTTTTTATTCTTTTTTAATGTTTCGTAGGATTTGCCAAGAAAAATATGATCACTCATTGTCGCTACCTACTATTATTCTATCTGATCCAAAGACGAGTCTATCTCCGTCTTCATTTGCAAGAAGATAGGTTTCTTGGTCAAACGCTGCAATAGAGATGATATGAAGTTTTCCCTCATCTGTTATTACTGCATTTCCTACATACATCGCTGCGATGTATCCGACCATTTCTCTTAGAGAATATCCATCTTCTCCGTATCCAACGTAAGGAACGGAATAGCCCTTATTAATAAGACTTACAGTTCTTGGATCAATTTCTACGCCTATTTTTTCTGCTGCATAGCGAAGAGCCTGAATATCTGTTTTAGGCCAAGTAGATTGATCCCCCTCGTTTGCAGCAGGCTGCTCAAGCTTCATCATCGCATCGTATGCATGAATATCAATAACATCGATTCCGTCATCTTCTATCTCTTCTTCTCTAGTCGAGATAAAGTAAACACCTTTTGGTATCCATTCAGATTCTTCAGTGCTATTAAATATCTTTAGATAAAGCTTTATTTCTGCCATCTTTGGGATTGCAGTTTCAGGCTTTAAAAGCGCTAAATCGAGCTGGCCCGAAATGCAATTCCCAACAGATAGTCCGGACCCAGACTCAAAGACGTCCTTAGAAGTTCTTGCGCTTATAAGGACGTCTGAGCTGTAGGTTACTCCTGCGATAACAGCTTTCCACTCTACAGTGTAGTCTGTTTTTAGGATGCGTTTAAAAGCATCAGATGTAGAAAGCATGTCATCCTCCTATTAATATTTTTCAGTTAGTTCGATAGAAAAGCCAGTTACATGGGTAATTGATCCTGCTATTACCTTATTAAACTTTGGCTGGCCAATTGAAACGTAAAAAACGCTGTCAATTGGTGTATTAATAAAGTCAGTAAAGTAAAATGTGCAAGTGCCTTCACCAATGTAAGAACGAAGAAGTGTATAGTATCTATCATCCATATCTCTGAATTCAATACTTACAATTCTTTTATCATTTGACTTCCTATGAAGGACTCCGTTAGCGGTTGTAACAGACTTTTCGTTTCTTCTATCGATTGAGATAGAGACGCCCCCTTCTGCAATATAGTTTTCAATGGGGTGTCCATTAATTCTTGCTTCAAATTTCATTAAACTCCCCTAGCCCTTCTTGCATTTCCTTGGTAATCTGTTACAAGCTGCCCTACTCTTGACCTATCAAGGTAAACTCCCGTGCCAGAAAGTGCTTCTTTAATCGCCTGGGCGGTACCCATTTGCTGAGAAGTTTGAGCAGTTTCAACGAGTCTTGCCATCAGCTTTTCCAAAGTGTTGAGCCTTGTGTTAAGCATCTCATCTCTTTCTCTTCTTTCGGCGTCGGAAGTCAGGAAAGCAGGCGAAACTGAAGGATTGCTAAACATACCATCAACGATTCCAGCCCCATTTTGAATTTCTGAGAGATCTAATACTGGAGTGATTGTAAGTGTGTCATCGAAATCGCTATCGATAGAATCTCTTATCTTAGAAAGTGATTCAGAAAAGCTATCTATTGTTGTTTCACCAAGTTTTGAAGATGAGTCTGTTGCAAGATACGAATACTTATCAAGCCCCAAAGCAAATCCCTCTACCGAATACTTACCAGTTTCCATAAATGCTTTAGAAGGAGAGTTTATTCCGAGCTGGGAATTGGTTGCCTCGAGCGCCTGAGCCGCAATGCTTTTAAACTTGCTTATCAGTGACCACTTCTTGTTTTCAGCTCCAGTTGAAATCCCAGTAACAGAGTTTTCACCAACTATATTAAACTGCGAAGGATTAAAACCATCTGCAGAAGCAGAACCAAGGCCACTAAAGGCAGTGACAAGATCCGTCTTTTTGCTGTCAGCTCCAGTTGCTATACCTCCCGCAAAACCAGAGCCAATTTTTTCACCTTCCGAAGGTGCATATTCCGCTGCAAGTTCTGCTTTCTTTTCGTCAAAGTATGTATTAATTGCATCTCCAACAACAGGAATATCTTTCAAAAGGCTCTGAAGAACGGTCATGATAAAGATTATTATAGAATTCATAAGGTTACTGATTGCCCTTATGAGCTCTGGCCCTTTATCAATTACTGTACTTGCAAGCCCATCAATAAACGCTATTATTAGATCAACGCCTGCGTTTACTAGTTCTGGAAGTTTTTCAGCTAACGCATTCATAAGCATCACAATAATATCAAGAACAGTTGAAATTATTGCCGGTGCATATTCTAATATGAATTGAAGAAGTGCCGTTAACAAAGTCCCAGCAACTTCAAGAAGGGTTGGAATTGCTTCAATTATCAGCTTTCCAATATCAATAAGGAACTGAAGAAGTCCGCCAAGAACCCCTTCTAAGAATGCCCAAAATAGCTGGATTGCAAGAGGCAAAGCTCCAAGAACCGCTGCAAGAAATGCCGTGAGTCCTGCGCTTAATGATGTCAGACCAGCGCCAGCCGCTAAAAGGCCTGCTCCAAGAAGGAATGCGCCAGCGCCAACGAGTGCAATAGCGCCTGCCAATGTAAATAGCTCGTCTTTAAGGCCAAGCTTTTGTATACCCAATGCAGCAACTAAAAGTATGCCAAAAGCTCCAGCAAGTGTTATTAAGGATGTTTTTATAGTATCCGCAGGGATTAACCCTAAAGCAACAATCGCAGGAACAAGAAGATTTAGCGCAATTGCAAGAGCAATAAAGCCAGCCGCTGACGACAAAATATTATTCGTATTATTCAGCATAGCAAATGCGCCGCTCATTCCAGCAAGTGCAAGACCTAAGAAACCTATTCCCTGATAAAGCTGTTCAGGCTTCATTTTTCCAAGGATTGCAATAGGTGCTGTAAGGGCGAGAAGGCCTAAAGAAAGCATTAATACACTTGATGCGATTTTTCCAGTATTTCCGAGGCTCTTCATAGCGTAGAAGAAAACTCCGATTTCAGTAAGCCCGGCTGCAACTGATCCAAGACCTTTTCCAAGCGATGGGAGATCAAGGCTTCCAAGCATCTTAACAGCCTGAGCAAAAAGAATCAAACTTATTCCAAGAGGAATAAGTGCTTTTGCAAGAGCCTTAATGCCTGTGGCATTTTTCTTATCTATCACAAGTGCATCAAGGAATTTGTGAAGAGCATAGAATAGAACAACTACTCCGCCAAGGCCTTTTGCAAGTCCAGGAAGGTCTAATGATCCAAGCTTTTTAACAGCAAAAGACACTAAAAGCACAGCAGCTGCAAGCGGAATAATTGCAGTGATAAGTGTTCCTAAAGCCTTTACATTAGCAACTCTATCACTCGGTGCAATTATTGAAATAGTGGTTAGTGCTTTGGTTAGCATTTTCATGCAAAGAGAAAGCGCAACAACCGCTCCAATAAGCTTTTGAGTGTTGATTGTCGAAAGCACAAATACAGATGCAGTAAGTATGCCAAGAGATACAGCAATAGATCTAATTGTTTCTGCAGATGCCTTCATCATTGAAATCTGCTTAAAGAACTCTATCAAAGGACTAAAGACACTAAAAATATCAGCTTTAAAAGTTGTCCATCCAGCACTAAATAAAGCGCCAAGTCCTCCAAGAAAACCTTTACCTTCGCTTGCATCATTCAGCTTACTGAATACTCCAGAGAAATCTTTAAGGCTTCCTCCAGCTGCAGAAATGCCTTTTGAAAGTACCAAAAATCTAGAAAGAAGTACTGTTATAAGTCCAGTATTTACTGTTTTTAAGCTGTCATTAAGCCTAAAATTATCTATAGCATTGGATAAAGATTCTCCAATTCCTTCAATTATTGGTGCAAAGAACTTTCCAATGTCCTTTAAAATATCAAGAAGGCTGCTAAAACCTTTTGATAGTTTTTCGATTATACCGGTAAAGTTTATTACTATTTCTTTTTCTTTAAGGGTATTAAAAAACTCTATAATCTTTTGTTTTACCGGGTCTAAGCGTTTTACAAATTCTACAAATTTGTCTTTAATACTATCAATACTTGGTACAAAATCAAGTATTGCGCTTACCACGTTGTTGACGATCTTAAAGGTAGTGTTAAAGAATCTATTAAATGTATCATGCTCTTTTAAGTAATCTTTAACCTTGGTAATTACATCACCAATATTTGCAGCAATATCAAGAAACTTATTTGCAAGCTTTCCTGCTGCAGGGGCAAGAACCTTAATATTGTCCTTAATCCCATCAAAGAAATTATTTAATATTTCAAGTACGCTAACAAGACCTTGCGCAGCTCTTTCTAAACGGGTAAGAGCTGGTGGAGCTTCTTTAGCCACTTCTTCTGGAACACCAGCAATTTCAAGAGCTTTGTCTCGGATTCTTTTTTTAGTTTTTTCGTAAAGCTTATAGGACTCTTCTTCGGTTACATCATTAAGAGCTAAATAAATATCTTCAGCTTTTTTTGTAATTCGTTCTTTTTGCTTATCGAGAGGTGTTGAAAAATCGTCAGTGAAAAAGCTATTAGTGGTTGTAAAATGCCTAAAAAGTACAGCTAAATCTCTGAACCTTCTTGTAATATTTACCAGATCTTGTGCTTTAAATTTAATGTAGAATTTGTCTACTGCTTCTTGAAATCTGTCTCCAAGATTGCTAAGACCAGCATAAAGATTCCTAATGCCTTCTAAAAGGTCAGATCTACCGCCAAGTTCATTCCAGGTCTTTACAAGATTGGCCAGATTTTTAACCGGCTGAGCAAATATCCCAACAAGAACGTCATTAAGAGCGGTCCAAACATCGGTGGCTTCTTCTGCATTACCGATAATGTATTTGAATACTTCCGCCCATCCAGAAGATGCAGCATCTTTAGCGGCATCGATTGCATCAGTGAGTGTTCTTGCAAGTGTAGATGTAAGAAGAACTTTTTGTCCGAACTCGTCAACCTCACCATCATAGCGTTTAAGTGCTTCACTTAAGGTTAAAACTTCGCCCGTTTCAGCTTCAGTTGCTCTTGTAAACTCATAAATATTCTTTGTGAATTTACCATATTTCTCACCGAAGACCCTCATCATGACTTCAGTACTTAGCCATCCTTTAGTATCGTCTGCGTTGAGCGTATCCCTAAAGTTTTCAATGGTTACTTCACCTTTTTTAAGATTTCCGATAGCAACGGCAGCGTCAATAAATTCCTGCTTCATCTTAGCAGTAAGAAATCCCATGGTATCCAAAGAGTTTAGCTCTTTTCCCATTAGACGGCCGGAACCTATAGCTCTTGCCCATATTGCAAAAGCTTGCGACCCTTCCTGAGCAGATTTACCTGCGTAAGTCACAGAGTTACCTATACCAATAATAGCTTTTATTGCGGTTTCAAGATCCACACCAGAAGAAGTAAATCTTGTAAGAGCATTGGTCATAGCTTCAGTACTAAAAGAAGTTACATCTGAATACCAATTCAGCATGTCTATTTCTTTTTCAACTTCTTCTAGCGACTTGTCGGTTTGGTTCATTGTAGCTATGGTGTTTCTTGTAGCATTTTCAAACTTGCTCCAACCTGATGAAACCTGGTCAATAGTAAGACTTTTAACTATTTTTTCTCCAGCTGCTTCAGCTTTCCTGCCTATTTCAAGAAGCGCGCCAATAGCTACCGTCTCAAGCGCAGAGAATTTTCCAGTAACCCCTTCAACAGCACCGCTAAAGCCGCTAAAATCTAGCCTATTTGCTGTAGAACTTAATTCCGATAGTGCCTTTTTCTGGCCGTTAAAATTAAGGCTGTCTTTAAGCTTTCCGATTGTTTGAAGAGTTGTTGAAACGCCACTTTCAAACTGCTTATTGTCAAACACCATTTGAACTATTCGTTCGTCAATTGCGCTCATGCGTTTCTTACTCCTTCCCAAACTGCTTCAGCTATGCCATCAAAAATATCTCTCATTGCTGGATTAATAAAGTCATTACCTTCAACCCAGTATCCATTACCAGTAGCATGCCCGTACTGAACAAGAATTGCTACTGGTATCCCTTCTGTCATATTAGAATTACTCCAAATAATTCTTACACTATTTTGAGACATATGTATTTCATAGTACCAGTCTCTTGCCGTTTCTCCGGTGTTAACTGGTGTTGCGCTAGAAAGAGCCTGAACTCCTGCTCTTCCGTAGCTATCTAGTACTTTATAAAAGTCTCGTCTATATAAAAAACCAAGGAAACGATTTGTTTTATCGAAATTTCCTTTTTGCTTTATTGAAATCATGGGTTACCCCTTCGTTGAAAGAGCTCTTCGTCTTTGCTCATTAATACGGTCCCATTTTTCATACTGAGCCTTCTTACTCATTTTCTTCTTTGGTTTATTTTGTTCATTGGCTATCTTTATCAGAGTAAGAAGCCTATTTATATGCCACTTTTCGCATTCAAAAGGGATGTTAAACACGGTCATGTAATAATAAATCTCTTCTGATGTGTACTTTTTTGCCTTTTTCTTTGGGCCGTAACCATTTTCGTTGCTGTCGATAACGGTTGCGGTCATGGGATCGGATATGTATTCTTGTATTTCTTTTAAATTATTTTGGTTTAAAAGAAGATAGACTGCAGGATCAACATTTTGCGTTAAAGTCATACATCTTATGTAGTCTAAAGACTCTTCTGGAGTCATCCCATCGTCAGAAAAGAATGCCTTTTTATGTTTAGCTTCCCATTTTGAAATTGAGATAAGAGAATGCTCCAAAGTAAGAGTCGCCCCTTTAATCGTGAAGAACTCCATAGTCTTGTCATCCAAAAATTCTCTATCTGGCACTTTAATTTGGAGCATTTCCTCTCACCTCTAATGTTTAACAGCTTCAACAGCTGACTTTATAGCATCGCTCCCACCAATATCGTTTGGAAGGATTCCCTTAACGAAATCCAGAGCAATATTTACACCATTATCACCAAAGAAACTCATAAAAAGTTCATCATAGGCATTTGTTTCGGAAAATGCCTTAGAAATTTCTGGAGATTTAATAAATCTCTTTCCATCCGGAGACTTCTCGCCATAAGCCTTAAGTATGATTTCCTTAAATTTCTTTGCTATTTCCGGAACATTCTTTTCTTTGGTTATACTAGAAATTAGATTGGAAAGTCCGCCATCAACAGAGAGCTCCCATTCAGTGAGTTCTGTTCTAGAAAGATTAAAGTAGAAATCTTCTTCTCTTTCTTCACCGTTATAGTCTGTGTATTTTATAGTCTTCTTAAGCATCTCTTAGTCCTCCGTAAAAACTAAAAAAGGGGAAGAAAGGCTCTTCCCCTTAAAATATCTTTTTATTTTAACTCATCAGAGCGATGATCTCTGCAGGAGTAGGAAGCTTTGGCTCAGCATTGTCTCCGCCGTAAAGAACTTCTTCAAGAGCAGCAAGCTTTTCAGCAGTAGCCTTTGTAGAGTCAATCTCAATAGTTGCGCAAGGCTTAAAGCCATCGCCAACATTTACAGGAGTTGTTGTGCACTCCCAGCTGAAGGTGATAGCGTCTGGGCTATCGTTTATGGTCTCATAGTCTCTGTCAGAAGGAGAAGCCTTTGCACCGTAAATAAGATGGATCTTGTAGCCGTAGTCTTCACCTGCTACATCATTGCCCATCTTGGTTCTATAAGAGAAACCAAAAGGCTTTCTTGTCTGCTGGCCGGCATAAACGCCAGTTGCTATGGCCTTAGAACCATCACATTCCTTCCACTCATCAGGATAAGTGTAAGCTTCGATTGTAAAGCCGAACTCTTCTGCAGAAATCAGGTCAGCGTACTTGATGTTATCTGCATAAAGCTCGTTGGATTCAGCTCCATCAGGAGACTCGTTAACTGCAGTAAGGCCATTCCAAGCAACGCCAGTTGCATAAACGCCCTGATCATTAGGCAGATAGAGAACACCTCTGTCTACACCAGTTTCATATATCTTTTTACCGGTATCATCCCATGTAAGTCTAGACATATATGTTGTCCTTTCTAATAATACAAAACAAAAGTGTCATGATTAAGATTATCGGATGTGTAGCATCTTCCGGCTACACACATTGGAAAGTGCATAGCAATTTTTCTTGGAATCTCTGAATCCGGATCTCTATCAATGACAGTTACATCATAAGAAGCATCGTATTTGTAGGGCTTATTACCTGCAAAACGAGTGTTTCCTCCCCTTTTCTTGTAAACAATACAGGGGTATTTCATTTTTAAACTTGCTGGAGGCTGAAAATATACATTTGAAGATCCAAGAAGCTGTCTAAGCTCTTGATCAAGGTCAGTTCGTAGGCCCATTGTATACACCTCCAAGTGATAAGATAAGCCTCGGGGGCCTTACTGAAACTTCAGTTACCTTCCAGTAAGAACCCCTGTACTTTACAAATCTAATAAGAGAGAAATTCTCAGACGCATACGCATCTGACAAGATGCTTATCTTATCGGTTGTCTCTATGTTGTCGTTTAGTTTATCAGCGCCTCTAAATCTTACAGAAGGATTTAAAATATCACCATAATAGTTTGCTTTATGTATGACTTTTTCTTCCCAAACAGATGGCGCCGTTTCAACTGTATCAACATAGCCAACTTCATCGTAGAATCTACTGGTCATTTTGAATTTCTCCTAAGTATCTTTAGGCAGTTGGATTGCCACCTGCTTGCTGTGTAGCTGTCATGGAATTAAATACGATTTCAACACCGTCAAATCCCATGGCAGCTGCATATGTATCGCCTTTTTTAAGAACTACACCCTTAAGGAACAGGTCAAGCAGATCTTCGAAAGGAACTTCATTAGTAAAGTTCTCATCGTAATAGAGCGCGGCACCGTTCTTATAGACAATTGGCGCAGCTACGTTCTTATCCTTAGCGTCGTTGAAAACCTTTTCCTTTGGAGTCGGCTTATCAGCAACTTCTATTCCCTTTTCTTCAACAATGATCATTTGTGTTCTCCTTTACTCAGTTACGAACTCGATTGCGATTGCGCTGAAGGGCCTGGTAAGAGCACCAGAGCATCTGGTCTCAATAAGATACTTCTGCTGGTTGTAATCGATATCGAAGTCATCAAACATGTTGATGGAGCCACCCTTATCAGCGCCAACATTGTAGTCAGCCGGGTTAACAATGATGCCAGCAAGAGTATGGGTAGTGCCGTTAACGGTTCTGGTAAGACCCTCCATAACCTCAACACTTTCAATCTCTCTTACCATCATCTTGGTAGCAAGCTTGGCCGGAGAATCATACAGATCTCTTCCAACTTCATCAGTAAGCAGAAGCATATCTGTCTGGTTGGATGCTGTGGTGTAAAGGATTGGGTTACCAGTTCCCTTATAGTCCTTTCTTGCCTTAATGGCTGCTCTGATGAATGCCTTAGCCTTCTCATCATCAGTTGCATTAGCAGCAACAGGAACAGCAACCTTAATGGTGAACAGGTCTGCATCGGTCCAGATAGGCCTGATGTTGTCCTCATTAATCTTGTCGTCAGAAGAATTGAGTCTGCCATCACCAACAAGCATAGCCCTTGCGAGCTCCTCATCGAGCATCATTCTCATCTCGGTCTTAAGCCATGCTACAACGTCGAAGTCAGTAATATCAATTATGTCATCTCTATCAAGCTTCTGCTTCTTGTATACGGTTGTGGGGGTTGTGGTTCTCTTAAGCAGGCTGAATACTTCTTCCTTCTTGAGCTTGCCCTTAATATAACCCTTTGCTCTAGCCTCGTCTTCAGTAATATCTGCAAACAGGGACTTGATTCTAGAATAGGGTGTGTGGTGAGTTGCATTGAGGAACTTCTTAGCCCAGCTGTCTTCTCTCTTAATGAAAGAAGGAGCATTTTCCATAGCCTTAGCATCGGGGAAGAGGTATTCGATGCCATCAATACCATAATCTTCTGCGTGAGCCAGGAAGGATTCCTTCATGCTGCCAAATCTCTTTGCGTCCTTGATGATTGTGGTCATCTGCTCTTCAGTCATACCATCGTGGGTGAGAGCCATATCATCGTCGTCAAATGCGTTATACTTCATATAATCTCCTTCATCATTGTAGCTATGCTCTGCTTCATCGTCATCAGATCCGCCTTTCTTTGCGTTTTCTACGGCCTGACCGATCATAAAATAAACAACCTGCTTCTGCTCTTCATTGAGAGTGTCAAAGACATCCTTTACAGTCTTATCGCCATTTTCTGCCATTTCTTTCTCCTTTTTAGGTTCTGCTTTTTCTTCAGTTTCTTCTTTTTCTTCGGGCTTTCCATCTTCAGCGTGATAAAGCTCAAGTTCAAGACCTGTTGTGATGTAGGCTTCATCTTCTACTTCATCTTCGTAGCCATCATGCTGAATTATTGGATTATCGATCCTTGCTCCAGGATTTGCTCCGGTAAGAACAAGGCTTACTTCTCTTATCTGTCCATGGAGAACATCCCCACCAGACTGTCTAAGCTTATTGGCATAAATGGAAAGGAACTTGACATCTCCATGTCTTACAGCTTCTTTTGCTTCCTGGCCCTTTCTTGTGTTGTTAAAAGAGCCATACATGTATACTCCTTCGGGACGGTTTTCAAGGTACGCATGACCCAAAACGTTAGAAGGATTGTCATGAGAATGCTGCCAAACAAGAGGAACTGTCTGCTTATCGTTATCGATAAAAGCATCCCTTCTAATTGTTCTTCCATCAGAGCACTTAAGATCGTTTCTAGTAGCCCAGCCACTAAAATCAAACTTTTCACTCATTTTGAATTTTTCTCCTTAAAAATAAGCAATAAAAAATGAAGCCTTTAGCTTCATGTTTGAATATGGATGTCTCTTATTCTTTTGAGGCCGCCTCTTCAGTTTTTACTACTTCATGACCCTTCCGGAAGATTTTTTGCTTCTTCCAGACCGGGATTTTTTAACTTTTTTAAATGACGAGTCTTCCTGCATTTTAGCAAGCTCATCTTCATAGCGCTTATTGTACTCTTCAGTAATGTCTTTCCTATACTGAGTATGTGCATCACGCTGTTCTTTAACTCCAGACTTTTGAATTTCTCTAATGCCCTTAATATCTTCTTTAGACTTTGTGCTAATGGCATCCCTTTCAGCCTTTCCAGCATTTCTTGCACTAGTAGAATCTTCTTTAGCTTTATTGGAAACTTCAAGTTTAGACCCTGCAAGTCTTTCCTGAAGGGATGCTCTTTGAGCTGCGTTTTCGTCTCTAAGCCTTGCAATTTCCTTTGCAATGCGGTCTTTATTAAGAGACTTTTTTACGCTGCTCATTCCCTTAAGCTCTTTTCTAAGCTTTTCTATGTCGGACTTAGTCTTTTCAGAATTTTTTGTTATCTCGTTTTTAGTTTCTTCCGAAAGTCTAGTCTTTTCATTTTTAGCATTCTCAGAAATTGCCTTAGTCTGAGCTTTAACTCTAGCATTTACATCAGAAACATCAGCCTTTCGCATTTCCTGAAGGGATTTTACTCGGTTGCCTAAAGCCCCCCTGATGTTTTCAATACCCCTATTAGTCTTTTCTTTATGGGCATCGATCTTCTGCTTTTTCTCTTCATTAAGACGCTGCTTAACATACCTTGCAGCTTCTTTTCCGGCATCATTAAGACCTGCAGTAGACCTTCTTCCTTTAAGCTCACGATGTTCCATGTAATATTCATGAGCTTTAACAGGGTCGTAATAAGGCGAGGCATAATGCATAAGATAGGAGCCTTTTGGACAGTAAATATTACTCTGTTTCATTTCTTAAGTCATTTGATTTTTTACGCTTCTCATCAATTTTGGAGCCTATAATTAAACCGGGTATTATAACCGGAAGAAGAGGGAGAGCTAGCAAAGATGTTGCAATAGCGATACCTACTATTGTTCTACCTTCTTTAGCCTGCTCTTTTTCCAACGATGCTATTGTATCTTTTCCATATTTTGCTAGTACATCTTTTTCAACTATTTCAGCTGCTTCCTTTTGATATTGCTCAGCCTCATTTATAAGCTTAATGTACTCGTCATAAGTTTCTTTACTATATCCGCTTTCGCTGTCTTCTACGCCTAATTTTTCGGCTTTATCGTACAATTTGTTTGCTTTTTTTCCAGCTTCAGTTTCATCCATTAAGTCTTGCCTATAGCGATAAATCTCATTCAATTTATTGAAACGTTCGCTAGATTTTTGTACCTTTTCCTCACTAAAAGGTGAAAGACTCTTCTTCCACCCAGCCTTCTTCTCAGATGCAGAATGGTCTCCTGCATCAAGAGGATACGGAGGACCGTTTCTTTTACCCCATTTCTGGCCTAGAATGCCGTGAT